TTATACGCTTCCTCGAGAAGCATAGTGTCCTTGTGTCGTTGATACATGTTATTATTATTTATGTTAATAGGCGCTAGGCCCCTTAGTTAAATCAGATAAATATTCCTGCGTGTAAGAAACCGCCGCTGGGGATGGAGTGGCGGGTTCAGAAGGAATAGTAGTATTCTGTTTTGGAAGTGTTCTTTCAGTTGGAGATAAAGGTGTACCTACATGGTCTTCGGTGCCTGTTGTCCCTCGAGCAGTCCGGTTTTGAATATTATCTGGTTCCTCATCCAGCTCTTCAGGCTTAATTTGCACATCACTTTTTCTCCGCATAGCATCGGGTATAGGAAGAAGATTAGGTTCATACTGCACAGATTGTCCTAAGCTACCAGGAACAGAACAATAATGCGTATACCTGCCACCGCCTGTGTCTAGAGCAATATCTAATGTTACATCAATTGAAGATGTTGCAGAGCTGGCAGGGTAACGCGCTGGGTCTGTATCTTTAATACCGACGACCCTTACATGAAGCCCTGAATCAATCATTTGATCAAGTAGCCCTTGAGTATTAGCTCCAAGCTCTTTATAATCATCCGAACTTTTAAAATTGTCACCAAATTTAAAAACGTCACCAACGAGGAACCCTCCTCGCTCGTATCTCCTCATATAAGATTCGTGCAACTTAACAAACTTTTTACCGGCCATAATATTATTTATGTCGCCTTGCAAAAAATCACACGTTATCTAAAAACTCTTTTAAAATATGAAATGCTTCAAATACTTCTATATCACCTTGATCACCTGGTCTTATAATCTGGTCATATTCAAAAGAGTGAGTTGTATGAGCTAGCACTCTTTCAATCCACGCACCATCTTTATGAAAGACTTTATGATGTAGCGGAAGCTTCAGTTCTGTATATACTTTATATTTAAGAGCGCGAACTAACTCTTTATTATCAATCTCTACAGCAACTGCGGTTTTTCCTTTGACCTCCATATGTAATTATATTGTAGTTCCTTAAATTCGATTTACCACCCTGGTATTAAATATTATAAATGGCTCTTATAAAACTAACAGATATATCTGTAAACAGCCTTGAACAAACGTCACTGAAACAGGGATATTTGTTTAAAGATTTGTTTTTGGATTTAGAAACTGCTGTATATTATAATAGAGAGCTTAACAAACAATCCATACTAAAAGACGTACAAGGTTCTTATGATGAGCAGGCTATACAAAATAGCATAGTAAATATTTTTTTAACAGCACCCGGCGAAAAACTTTTAAGTCCAGAATTTGGACTAGATTTAAGAGGATACTTGTTTGAACCGGTTTCGCAGTTCACTGCTTTTAGCATCCAAGATGATATAATCAATCGATTACCGGGGATGGAGCCTAGAATTAGTGTTAATAATGTTTCTGTGACGCCTAACGCTGATGACAATGGATATTTCATAACATTGCAAATTGATATACCATCATTAAATGTGTACGGGCTCTCTATTAGATCGTTATTAAATAATAGTGGATACTATATAATATAAAATTATGCCAAAGTCAGAAATAGAAAATGAGTTTTTAGATTTTGAGCTACCTCAAAATGCCTATGTTGCTTTTGATGCTGTAAGCTTAAAGGAATATATAGTTAATCGTTTAAACGAAAACGAGAAGTTTACTGATCAAAATTTTGATGGAAGTAATCTAGCAGCAATTATAGATATAATTGCTTATTCTTACCACGTACTATTATTTTACTTAAACAATACGGCCGCTGAGGCAAATTTTGACCAAGCTACATTATATGAAAACATGAATAAGATAGTGAAGCTGATAGGTTATAAACCAGCCGGGAAGCAAACATCAATAGTACCAATAAACACTGTAGCTGCGGCTACTATGCCTACAGGTAACTACACTATAAGAAAATATTCTTACTTTTTAACCGATAGTATTCAGTATAACTTCTTAGACGATTATTCATTTAATAAAACTACTAGCGGTGTTGAAAAAATAAAAACCTTAGATGATACAGTAGTCCTCTATCAGGGAGCTATTAAGGAGTACCCGGACTACTCAGCACAGGGTGAAGACTTCGAAGTTGTTCCTATAGTTGTAAAAAATATAATAGATACAGATGCTGAAAAATTTATAGCGGATAACACAATAGACGTTCATGTGAAAGAAGTGAGCAGTAGCACTTATTATGAATATAAAGAAGTAGATAGCCTATATCTTTCTAGCTCTAATGATCGTGTTTATGAAAGACGTTTAAATGAAAATGGGTTTTATGAAATTAAATTTGGGAATGGTGTTTTTGGTAAAAAGCTTTCTGAAGGGGATATTGTATCGGTTACTTACATACAATCTGACAACAAGGCAGGTGTAATTAGCAAAAACACTATAAATGGAAATAAGTTATATGTTTATGATTCTGTAAGACAGAGGCAGATTTTTAATGATACTTTTTCTAATAAGGACGAGACTTCATTTATTAATATTTCTAATAGCTCTTTTATTACCTTTAATAACTCTCAAAATTCAACTTCTTTAGCAGAAGAAGAAACAGTAGAACAGATACGATTAAATGCACCTAAAGAATTTGCATCTCAATTAAGGCTAGTAACTGAATCTGATTACGAAGCTTATGTAGAAAAGAATTTAGCTAACGTAGTTAATAGCGTCACTGTTGTTAACAATGATTCGTATATAAACGAATATATAAAATATTTTTATGATATATGTGTAGATCCTAATAAGGTAAACAGGGTATTAATAAACCAAATAAATTTTGCTGATGCGTGTGACTTTAATAACATTAACGTTTTCTGTGTACCGAAGTTTGTTCCGACAAGTGACGGTTATTATCCGCCCTATCTTTCTGAATCATTTAAAAACCTACTAGTAAATACAGCTGGTGAACGAAAAATGGTTTCAAATACTGTTGTACCTAGAGATCCGATATACATGGGCTTTGGTATAGGGTATACTGATTCTCCTACCTTATCTTTAGATATTTTAAACAATACTTACTTATATATTGTACGCAAGACTAATAATAAAATTAATAAAGACACGATAACAGCTAGAGTTGGAGCTGTTATAACCGCCTTTTTCGAGCCAAAGAACAATAAACTGGGCCAGCAATTAAGCTTTAGTTCTTTAATGAACGATATATTGTCTATTGAAGGTGTAAAAAGAGCATATACTAAAAATGAATCTACAGGTAGCGCTTTAGAAACTATATCGTTTTTATCTTTTAACCCGGTATATGAAACTAGTGATATTAGTATTGTAAATCAGGACATTACGTTGCCTTATTTTAAGTTTCCATACTTATACTCACCCTTTTCTATATCTAGTCGTATTAAAGTGATAGATGAGTAATATTAAGACAGATTTTGCACTCTTTGATGTAGAAGATTATAAAGGGGAATCTAAGCTATCTTCCTATAATCTTGACATAACGCCTCTAAAGTTTAAGGCTAGAATTCCTAATAACGAAAGTAGGGATGTGCCTTTGAACGATCAAAAAGCCACATTTGATTTTGGGGATGGTACTTTTGCAAGCAATCTTACTAGTACGCACGTATTCGAGTACCCGGGGCAATATACGGTTAGAATGATATTAAGAGATTGTGATAATAATGCTATACTGGCATCGTACAGCGACACTGTAACAATTCATGACTATATTATAAATACATTTACTGTTGACCTAAAAACAACAAATTTAAACCTATCAGCAAGCGAGTTTTCGACACCCATTACGATTACATCTAAAACTCCATTTTATCAAGACTTTCAAGACATCTATTATAGTATATCCGGATGCCCGTATCATAATTTCTTTAACTTGAGTAAAGATGCATACAACCATCTCAAAAGCTATTTTTCTATATACGAAAAAAATTATATAACAGCCCTCTCTGGGTGGGAGTATGTTGAGTTAGATAAAATAACTCTATCTTCAGCTAATATATATGCTAAGCTTAGTACTAATGGAACAGAAACTGTAATTGTAAACGGATTAAGCTCAAGTTTGTCTAGTGTGCATGTAGGGGCTTCTGGGTTAAAGGAAATTTACGTAAAGACTGAGGAACAGTTTGATCCTTTAAACATATCATTTTTTAAAGACAGAAATAATATCTTTTCTAATAGCCTTAAAGGGTATAGAAATAACAACTACACTAACAATTTTAATGTTACGCTATCAACATCAGTTGGTGCAACGTCGGGCCAGGTCTTAAGCTGCGTCCGGGTGTCTTCAAACGGGCTAGTTAGTGAGGGCGATGAGTTAAATTCCTTTAAGGTCAGTGACGTGCAGTATAAGGGGCTTATAATGCCTTTTACCTTAACACCGGCTGGGTCTGCAGGGCCCACTTCTGCATCATATTTATCTGGTTATAAATTTACTATGAAAGCTCTCTCTGGCGGTATACCGTCTTTTGAGCTTTTATCAGGAACGTCTCCAGCGCTGGCACCTGGTGTTTCTGGCGCACCGGTGCTTTCGAAATATTATACTATATCTAGTTTATATGATACCCTATCTTATATAGATACTAAATTTTGGTATCGTGGGGCATTTACATTTAATGACGGGCTTTCAACCACAGCGCCAGTTTTAACTCTCAGTACAAGTGTACCCTATATTAATGGATCAGCAAATTACGGAACTGTATCCGGATATACGACGTTTACCTGTTACCCGAAAGACTACTACGGTCTTTATAAGCATAATGAAAATTTTGATTTTGAACAGACAATTAAAGATCTTCGTTTTCAAGAAATATTAATTGATAAAGATATTTTCTTTACAGATTTTATAGGAAGTATATTTGGAGATGTTAGTAGCAATTATGACGTTCTTGGGAAAAAGCTTTACGAGAAAATATTTAATTTTGTATCCAATAACTCTGATATTGATTATTGTGATATAAACTCGTTAATTAATATGTCAAATATGGTCAGCGATGATGGAATTGTATTTGATAGAGCGCGCGCGCGAAACCCAGCCCAGGTTAAGAGGTTCTTAGACACGCTCAGTGTTAATTATAATAAATTTAGAGGAGGTAAAAACAAATTTGATGAAAACTTTGATCCTAAGGGCACAGCAAATAAAGCAATTTACGGTAAAAACCTAGGCCCTCAGGTAGATTCATTAACGTACGAAATTACCGCTGGTAATGACTTAGTGGCTTATGAACTATTTAGTAGTACCTATAAACGATTAAACACGTACCAGCCGCTAAGTGCTTTAAGTGGTGCTGCCTATTCCACATCAGGTAATGCAAATACATATATGCTTAGCGACTTTAGTACAGATGTCAGCAACGCAAGTGGGGGTGATTACTGGGGATGGGGATTAAGTTTACCCAATTCATATACTATACAAACTGTTAATAAGTTTTACGAGTTTTATAGTCTATCCGCGGTATATGATGATACAGTTCTAAGCGGATTAATAGATTATAAAAACGGACTAACAACTGTAGACTTTAGCGAGCCTCTAAGTGCGTTACAAGGACGGGGAAATATATTTGATATAATGATACGAAATTCGTTATTTAGTAGTCTATCCTTATTTTAAGGATAAATATGTTTAATGGATAACATTAATACAGGGTTTCCAACGGTAGTTCTTTCTATTACAAATCCGGATGTAAAGAGAGAGGACGCAAAGGATAAGTTTGAGCCTTATACATTTTTACAGTTTATTAAAACAGTAAGTGAAGATTTTGTCCCGGAGACTCTCAACGCGTTTTATAATAATTACATTAATGAATGGAATGTAAAAACTGGAACACAAGCTAGCGACAATAAGGAAATTATAATTGACAGATATAGAGATTTTTTAAAAGATATTACTCTTAACTTTTCAACAAACGCAGAAAAAAAATTCCTTACTCAATTAAATTTTGACGATAAGTACGACTTGCAGACTGCAATGTCGTTTTATAGTACCAAGATTAGAAATATTGTTTTATACTATAAAAAGAAAAGAGAGCTGTTACATTACTCCGTTACTAAGGCAAAAGTAAAGGGTAGTAATATAGGCGCTGTACAGGCTGTTAAAGATGTAATTTTAGATTTTTTAGAAAACAGAAGCACATCAGGTATAGACTACGATATTGACGTTATTAAAGATAACTTATCTGTATCCATAACAGAATATTTCGATAATTATTCTCAATATTTTAATAGAGACCCTGATACTAAAGACTATGGGGCGAATTTCAAGGAATATGAACCTGGCACAATCCCCGAGGATAAGAATCTATTTTTAACATTGGAGCAAGAGATTGTTGATCTCGTGTTTGCGCGTGTGTTTGCGTATATAAGAGAATTGAAAGAAGCTAGTGAAGTTTTCAGTTCTAAAAAGCGCCAAACAGAAAAGTTTATGGGAACGGATTTCTATTACCTATCTACAGATAGAAATGGAACTCCAGATATGGGAATACTATTTAGCGCAGATAAACCATATGCTAATTTTCTTAATCAAAAATACCCTTCAACCGCTTCGGTATTTTCAAACGATATAATAAGTGAGCGAGATTTAGGATACTTTCGACCCACCAATACTGCAATTGCTACTATTCAGGGAAAACGAATAGACTTTTACCAACAGGAATCTTATCCACCAGGCTCATTATACATATTTCCGGATCCAAATTTATTTACTAACAATGACCAAATTTTAACATTTATAGTAGATACTTCAACATCTATTAATAATAGAAGTAAGGGCATAGCTATAAATCAGCCAAACTTAACTAAAGAAAGTACTGGGGTTATAGGCTATGCCTCACAGATAAGTGAAAATAGAAATTTAAATACTGATTTATCGTATCTATATGATCAGGGGTATATAGATCAAAGTAAAAAAGATGTTTTTGGAAACAGTTTTGGTCTAGTA